ATATAAAACTGTGTTCTGTATTTAAACCCACCAAAAGTATAAAAATTATTACAAGTAAGATAAGGCCAAGCCATTACCAGTTCTCAGTGGACACCATTACCAAAAATAAAAATAATTCTTCACCATTCCCACCCTGAGCCACCCACCTCCAACCCCCTTACCATACCACAATGGTTTGGGGTGTGCCTATCTATAGCACAGGTTCTAATTCTGTTCTCAATCTCTGAGAGACCGTTTTACAACTCTTACTGGCACCTCCATGGCCTCTCTCAATCGCTGGGCCAACTGTTCACCCAATGACTCTCTGGCCACACCATACACAGTTTCTAGATCGCTTTCAAACCAATCCACTGCCGCATCCATATCTGTATAGGCCTGTGAGTGATACAGTGCTGTGCCCTTTACCATGCAGGGTTTGGCCTGTATGATAGCACGAGCTATTCTCATTAATGATTGATACAGTTCCTGTTCAGTGTATGTCATCGTGCGGCCTTTATAATATTAGTCAGCCTTGTGGATTCAGCCTCTGCACGGTCCCAGGCCTGTTGATCCCTGCTGTCGCAGGCCTTAATAGCCAATCGTTCTTGCTGGGCTATCAGGGTGAGTGTGTTGCGGTGCTGTGGCATATCCCGTTGTAATTGTTTTAGCACATCCAGGCCACATTCCCTGCCCAACTTCCGCTGTGTCCATATGTCCATTTTAAGCAACTGCTTGATGGCTTCACTGTTTGTTATCTTGTTCTTCTTCATCTATTAGAGCCTCCCGCTCCTGTTGTTATCCTTTAATTGTAGCACCACTGTATTAGTGTCAACCACTGATTACCACCCCCAACGGTGAGGCCTCTATATCACCACCCAGAAGGCCGCGAGCACAATTATGAGTTGTAGGCACGGTGGAGAGGGTGGATCTGGGTCAAAAGTGTTCTAAAACAATGGCTTAGCGGTGGCCATGGCAGGCTTACGGTGTTTTAATGCTCCAGATCTGGCTGAGAATGGGTGGGTAATATTGACTCTAAACGGTGGTTTAAACGGTTTATACGGTCTTTTGAGTGGTTTGGGTGACAGGCAGACAGGCCTTATCCAAATAGCATCTAAACCCATATTCCACCCTTGCCACTGCTCTTTTACCGTTTTAGGGGCAGGCAAACAAACCGTAAACAAAACCAAAACAAACCCAAAACTCTACTCAAACAACCTATTGTACTGTGTGTCTTGTGTGTTCTTGTTCGCTGTGCTGTGTTTCGCTGTGTTCTCTTTGTCTTTGTCTTGTGATAGGTTTAACCAACCCTCTATCCTTTTATTGGCTATTGTGACATAATTGGGGTCTTGCTCTATGCCTGTGAATCTGTGTCCCAATTCCACTGCTGCCATGCCTGTGGTGCCTGAGCCCGTGAATGGATCCACTATGTGTGAGTTTGGGGGTGTGACCAGTTGTATTAGATATCGCATCAATGCCACTGGCTTCACTGTGGGGTGGTTGTTGCCACGCATTGGTTCTTTTCCTTGTTGTTTTAATATTGCTTCTGCTTCGTGTTTAAGATCATGAACAAGGATTACCCCTTTACCTGGAATATAACAACTCTTGCCTTTATCTTTTGATTGAACTGGACTGCCTTTATCATCACACCAATAACCACCAACTCTAACTAAAATATCATCAAGTGATTCGTTATTTTCAAAGCCGCAGTGTCGTTCCCTGCGTGACACCTTGGGGCAGTAGAAGTATTTTTGGTAATCAGGTATGTCACCCAAGACGTTGCTGGGGAAGCGGCCCTTAGGATTGGCTTCAAACTCTGGTGATCCATCTCCTCCTGGCTGTGTTTCTATATGTCCAAATGAGAATGATGCTGTTCTCTTGCCTGCCTGTGGTATATCTTTCTTACGATCAGCGGCATCCTGTCCTTGAAACAGAGGACCCCCATCTCGCACAATGCCTGCATATTTGCTGTTGAATCCCAGACTGCTCTTGTGATCTTTGGCATCTTGAAATGGTATCCTCGTGGCATCTATGTTGAGAGCACCTACACCGTGTCGCTGTATGTTGTCTATGGTAGAACCACGGAATCTCTTGCGTGCCATCACAATGGGTTCGTGGCCTGGTTTCAGTGCGGTCTTCCATCCGTGTGATTGATTTGTAATGCCTCTTTTGTCCAGTGCTTTGCCCATATCCTGTGCTTTGGGGAATCCTGATGAGTAGATCCACATGATTTGATCTCTGATCTCAAAGCCCACTGATTCTATGTTGGTGGCCAGATGATGATAGGTGCGAGCCGCTGAGAATGCCAGGAGATAACCACCTGGCTTCAGTATCCTGTGACATTCTGCCCAGATAGCCACTGCTCCTGTGTTAGAGTCCCAATCTTTACCTAAGAATTCTATGCCATAGGGTGGATCTGTGATCACAGCATCTATCGTGTTGTCTGCTATATTCTTTAATTCTTGTGCTGAGTCACCCTGTATGATGCGGTATGTTTTCGCTGCCATTGTGTTTCTATTCTCCTTTGTTCTTCTCTCCTATTTACAGCACAGGGCAGGCACACCCAGCCCTTTTGGTTTTCGTGCCATTGGAGAGTGGTGTTGGGCAATGAACATTTGGGACAGGTTTCAATCATGCTTCTTATCCCGTAATTGAGTCTCAGTCTCTCTGATGGCCATACTGAGTGCTGTGCTGATGGTGTGATCAGTTTTAAATTCTGCTTGTCGCATTCTGAGATCCTCAAGGAAACGTTTCAGCAGTGTGCGGGTCAGTGTGTCCATTATTTGCAGTCTTTGATGATTTTCAGCAGTTCCTCAGTGGTCCAACCTGATTGCCTCAGGGCTGTGATCGCGGCTCTCACAGTGGCATACCATATGGCAGGTATGTCCGTGTGTCCTCGCTTGTGTGCTTCTTCCATCATGATCTGCAGTGCTGTCTCAGCGAAATGAAATCCTGATTGTATCCTGTGTCTTTTCTGCTGTTGCTGTTGTGCTCTTTTCTCCTTGCGGAAGGTATCTAAACGGATGATGCGACCTTGTTTGCTCATAAATTTTTTAAGGGGCATCGTTTAAACATGGCACTGTTGAGGGATGCCCCCACTTTAAGGTACATAAACTTGCAAGGATACGTACATCAGTATTTATCTTAATTGTAAAAAATCAGTGCAGAAATGAGTGAGAGTGATATATGCCTATGGAAACCCCCACTCATTCCTATAAAGGAGAAATTCCCAAATGGCTTTAGGATATTTCCATCATTACTTATACATTGGTAAATTCAAAAAAGTGTTGTGATTTCTTGCTCAGTCATATATACTGACATCAACAAAGGAGAAATAACATGGCCTCAGACCATACCAATACAGATAAAAAACCAAACCTAACAAGCAATAACAACAATAACTACAATTACATACATTTACATACAAATAACGACAAAGTTAATATAGAAAGTGCTGAAGCACATTCAACTAATGACATTGTGTCCTTTGAAGGATCGCTTCGCTCTTCTCTTGAGTCTTTAAAAGGAGAAAGAGAGAGTGGCACAGAGAGTGGCATGGATGCCACAAGGCAAATGGGCCCTTTACCAAAATTTTGGGATTGGATCAAAGTGGATCTCTACGACAATTCAAAAAATCACAAACCCAAACACAAATTGAACATCACCATATCTGTGGGAGGCAAGGTGGATTCATTCAAGAGCCTCAACAACTCTCCATGGAGTCTGTATAGGAGAGGCATTGTGGATTGTAATAATGATCCACACTATCAGAGAGTGAAACAGATCAGACAGGCACTGAAACAGACCACAGATCAGGCCCGCATCAAAGTGAGCAAGTGCTACAGGACCAAATACAAGAAGCAGATAGCAGACACCATACACGGATTCAGCACCATACTGATAGATGAAGCACAGGACAATGTGTATTCAGTGATATTTGTTTATAATCAGCAGGAGATACTGATACCGCTGTCAGGCACAGCAGGCAAATTGTCGCAAAAACAGAGATCCGCAGGGCAGATTGCCACAGGCATGATTCGTGCTGTGACAGAGAGGAAAGGCATCACAGCAGATGATTTCATTAAGAACATGGGAGGCATACTGTGAAATATCTAGAGCGATGCCACGATGGTTGCAGGATGTATTTGGTGGAATCACCTGCAACTTCACCGCATTATGGTGTATTACGATGCCATGAGCATGGTTTTATCAAATGGTTAAGCAAATCTCAATATGATGAATTATATCCTGTGATGTATCCTCCATATGGCATACACATAGATCAATTGCTCTAGAACCGTGTAAAGACCTTATAGATCGTTTAACACACCATTTAGATTGACTTTCACAGCACAATTTTGTATCATTGTGCTGTGGCACTACAAAAATTAAAAAAACTTGCATCAGAACGATTGCCTATTCTGTCAGCGGAAGAGCGGGATCTGCAGGAATGGGAAGACATTCTATTGCAGAGAGAATGGAGAGCAGAACAAATGGAAAGAAGAATGCAGAGCCATCCACACAGACACAGACACACCATTACCAAACAAGATATCCTCAATCCCAAAAAAACCAGCAGAGCATATCACAATGATTCCAATGGTGCAGAGCATTACGCAGATTATAATCCAGACCTTTATTAAATATCACACATGACCTCTTGCCTTGTGTTTTTTAACGGACCTTCCGTGACTCAATTCTACACACTGCCCCGCAGGCTCACAGAGATAGGTTGCAATTTCATACAACAGCACAGACCCATGGATCATGTGTGCTGTTTTGATCATCAGATGAAGACCAAGATCACAACCACACCACCCACACTGTATTACTGCAGGAATGGACACAGAGGTGGGGGTTGGGGTGAAGTGACATGGAGTTCACACGAGACCATACAAAATTCAGGCATGATGGCCATACGATTGGCAATCACGCTCAGATTCAAACGCATATGGGTGTTGGGCTGTGATTGGGGCACTACCACTCTGTCAGTGTATGATCACCTCTATCACAAGGATCCTTCACTGCCACAGGCACCAGGTCGCAAGAAATATACCAACAGCTCATTGCGGCAGATGGATGAATGGATGGAAAAACGTGGTGTGTCAGTGGTCACTGATCACAGATCACCTTTTAGAAAACCTGTTATTTCAGTCGCGACCTTCTTGAAGCAGTACGAAAACCCATAAAAGACCGCGGTCTACCAGGTCTATGAGCATTACTTCTGTATCGCACAGGCTCACCTGCTACTTCATCCTTGCGACAGTAATAGATCAAATGCACCATAGGTTCAGGTTCTAATAGAAAACGACAGAAGTGATAGGATCCGTTAAGGCAGTGTCCATAACGAGAATGCCATTGAGCATCATCCTGTTGAATCATCACTCGCTTTAACCGTTTGCGAGTGCGGCAACTGAAACTGCCCAAACCATCCAATTTATTAAAAAATTTTGTGCTGTCCATCTATGCTACCACTGTGTGAGCAGTGACCGTGGTGAATGCACTTCTACGATCCAATGAATTGATTGCGGCCACTCTCACATCATAACTGGATCCCAATACCACGAAATCTATGTGAGTGGTTGTGGCAGATGTTGTGGTCCAAGTTTCCCAATCTGAACTGGAACTCAATCTATATTGCACAATATAACGACTCACAAAAGGATCTGTGGGTGCCAACCAGCTGACCAATATTCTTCTATTGGTATTATTGGTTTCCACATAGGCATTGGTGTTGAGATCTTCGTTGTAGGCTGCACCTGAAAATAGAGCCAGTGATGTGGGTGCTGACACAGTTAATGGATTAGGCAGGCTGATAGCAGGTCTCTGTATGTCAGGATCCTTGGCCACGAAACCATAATTGCTGGCCACGTGCTCAAAACCTGACAAGGTAATCTCACCTGTAGATTGGATCTGTATAGATATCAATCTAAAAACAGCATCCAGTCCAAGATTAGAGTTTATCACTCTAAACAGATCTCCCACTGTGAGGTTGGCCGCAGATATGTTAGTGGCCAATGTGATTATCTTAGCTTGTCTAGTTCGTTTGACAAATACCTCCGCATATTGTATAGCCTGTTCTCTAGAAGTAATAGTGTCCAACACGACATCTCTTTCTAATCTAACCCCATCTTCAGCAAGAAACTGTGTGTCTTCTGCAGAACCATCTTCAGGCCATATCACTTCATTAGGTTGATAATCTGCGGCAGGATCCACGTATGTGGCTCTGCATCTGTTGATTTTAGTATCCTTGGTCTCACCTTGTAATTGTATGCCACCCAAGATGTTGTCCTCTGTGAGGGTCAACACAATGCCTGGATCACTGGGTGAGGCAGTGATGTCATTGTCATCACCCCCATGCTCAATTTTTAGCAGATATTTTCCCTGCGTAAATGGCATCATGCCACGGAATCCTTGTAAAATTTTTCTCACATTGTTCATCAATGCTTCACCAGTGTCCAGCACGGCATCGCAAGTGAATGCCTTGCCCGTAGTGCTGTCTGTGTAATTAATGGTCTGCTCGCACAAGGCCGCTGCCACCCTAAATGAAGGCCAGTTGAAATCCGCATTTTCCAATTCCTTGCCGTAGCGAGGATTCCTTAGATAGTCCAACAACACGTTCACGGGATTGTTGAAACCCTGTGAGCCTGCTCCCACCACAGTTTCGTTTTCATACAGAGTGGATCGCGTGGTTGTGGGTGGTTCAATGTCTAAACTCATCATCCAACTGGTTGTAGAACCAGTGACCTCACTGTTGTCCAATGTGGT